TACCCATCTTGTTCGCATTGTCTGACATGTCCGTGATGGACATATTTGCAATGTCTGCCGCTTTCGCCGTGTCTCCTCCGAGCCCCTGCAGTAATGATGCAGCGAACCCAGTGGCCGTCTCCATGTACTCATTTGCAGACATTCCAGCTGTCTTGTACGCCTCTGATGCGTACTGCTTCATCGTATCTGCACTGTCTTTGAACAGAGTTTCTATACCGCCGATGCTCTGCTCCAGGGCGGCTCCCTCTTCAATGCTTTCCTTGATTGCTGTGCCGATTCCTGCTGCCACAAGAGCCTTCTTTAGCGTCCCGACCAGGTTTCCTCCGATGCTCTTTCCTGCAGATTGTCCGGCCGATGCTGCCTCTCCTCCGAGCGCTTCTGTGATTTTTCCCTTGATGCCCTCTGCGGATGGGATAATCTGGACATAGGCTTTCGCTAATTCTGTGCCGCTTGCCATTTTTTACCCCTTTCCTATGATTTTTTCTCGCTCCGCCTCAAATTCTTCAGCCGTGTCGAATGCCATGATATTGCTTTCCGCTTTTTCTCCTGTAATCGATGCCAGGATTGACTTCGGCCTATTCAATCCCTTTTCTGCGTCTTTTGTCTTTGTCCATGCAATCCATGTGAGCCGGTCTACTGCTGCCGCCAGGAGCATGATGTCTGATTCCACCTTTATCCCTGCCAGCTTCATCTTTATCCTTGAATTTTCCCTCAGCCCAGCAGAAAGAGCCGCCAGTGTTTCCACTGGCAGCTCTCTATAATTTAATACTCCGTATGTTTCAGCCAGATCACAGATCAGTGCTGTTCTGTCTGTCGCCATCATGCCGGCGAGGGTTATCAGTTTTTTCCTTTTTCTCCGAACGCTTCAAAAATCTCTTTTATCGCATCGCTCACTGCTGCGACGGGCACTCTGCCGTCTTCGGTCCGCAAAGAATCATATAACTTTTTGCGTCCTTCCGTTCCAAGTACCAGCTTGGTCATTCTGGACACTGCAAGAGGATCGTCGTCTTCCGCCTCTGCCAAGGTATCCACAAGCTCCATGTTGTCCATGGTATTCTCATTCATCTCGAGCTTCAGTCCGTTTTTCAATTCTATCGTCTTCATGCTATTCACCTGATCCTTTCACAATGTATTCATAGTGTGTCTGTCCGTCCGTATCCGGTACGGCACTGATTGTGGTCTCGTATCCTACCGGATCACCGTCTGCATAGGTAATATCTCCTACTTCTGTGACCTTTGCGCTCGGGATGCAGATTCTTTTCAGGACTCCTCCCTTCAGGATCATATCGACAACCCATGCACAATAGTCCTGTTCGTCGCTGTTTGCCTTGATTGCTATTCCTTTGTCCAGCTCTCCTGTCACATTAGCATTACCGTAGACAGCTTTCAGGACTTCCACATTCATCGCTTCGATGAGTGTAAACTGGAAAGTGTCCGGCTTGTCGGTCTGTGTGTCGAGCACGGTGTCTCCGCCCCATGCTTTCACCTGGTCATTCTCCGGCGAATTGCTATTCACAAGCCCGTCCTCGGAGCAGTATCCCAGGCTTTTGAATGCCGGATCCAGAGCCGACTTTGCATCTACCGGTAACGTAGTACCGAGTGGTGCTCTGAAGATTGCCCCACCTTTTTTAGGCTTGCCTGTCGTTACATTTTTTGTATCTGACATCTTTTTCCTCCTGTTATGTTAATAATAAATAAAATCATACACAGCCTGGTATCTATATCTTTTTGTGGCTGTGTCCGTGTAGTTGTAATCTGTGTTGAGTGCTGCCCTGCTTACCGGATTTTGGTTTTCAATTTCCTCCATAACGTTCTTCACTTCCTCGTTCAGCTCTGCTGCCTGCTCCAGAGTTGGGGCATAGGACTGTATCGCCAGAGTTGCCGTCTGCAGTCCGTCTCTTTTTCCTCCGGATGTTTTTTCGATGAGCAGGTATCTCTCCGGTTGTTCTTCCGGTTCTTCCATGTAGGCAGGTACACTCATATTCTCGTTCAAAAATTTCAGAACTACTTTTTCAATCATCCTGTCACCTCAATGCTTTCAATATGATGTTGTCCTTCGAGTTTTCTTTTCTCGCTTTTCTTGATACTGCTGCCACCTCAGCATTTGCTCTATTCTTTCCACTTCGGTATGTAACCTCATAGCCTGCTCCCAGGGCTGCCTGCGTGGCGTATGCATGGTCTTTGCATATCTGCATCATTTCTTCTGACTTTAATAAGTTTCTGACTCCTGCCCGGTTCAGCTTAACTTTCACTTTTTTGGCCGTACCTCTTCACCGTCACTTTCTTATTCCACCCCAGTGGAATCAGCTTTTCAATTCCTTCAAGTGGTGCTCCTATCGTCTCCCACTTTTTCCCGAAAAACTCCACTGTTCTGTTTTCCCAGTCATGTGTGTCTCCCTTCGGGATTGCCAGCGAATACACCGCTTCTTTTCCTGAAAGGTTGTTCTGCGCCAGGATGTCATCTGTGGATGCAGGAGCCACGAGCACATTCTCGATGTCAACCGGAGTCTCTTTGTATATCGGACGGTTGAATCCGTCCGTCCCCGTCTGCGTCTTTTCATACAGTTTGATTGTTATTCCTTTTATCAATCCCATACATTTCCACTGCTCCATATTTTTGTCTTCTCAGCCCGAGTCTGGCCAGTTCTGACCGCTTGATGAAGAGTCCGCCTCCCGGAATTAGGAATGTGGCGCTTGCCGTGTATCCCAGTGCCGACTCTGATGCTTGCGTCATCGGTTCCTGGTCTGTTGATGTCATCAGCGTCCTCGCTGTCACATCCACGGTCACGGATTTTGCCACCATGGCAAGGTCTTCATCTGCGTTTATCATTTCGTCCAGATTCTTTCCTACTTTTTTCGCTTCCGTCCGTAGAGACGCTGACACGATTGGAAGCAGCGCCTCTGCCCTCTGGGTTTCCTCTGGAGTCATTGCTCTCCATAACATAGTCATGTCGTCGGTTGTGGCGTATACGTTCATTCCTTTTTCACCGTCTTTTTCTTTGCCTGGTTCTTAACCGGCGAGACGGCGGGAGTTTTTTCCTCCCGCCATTTTTCTCCCCGGATAGTGTTATGTGTTTCGATCATTGCTCCGGTGTCAATATTCCGATATCTTTTCACGGGCTCTTCCTTACGTTGCAGACTTGATGATGGAAAAGGCTGTCTTGTCAAGGATTCCGAATCCGATGTATGTCTGTGCTCTCAGATATACCTGGCCGTATCCCTGCAGATCTTTTCCGCTGTTATCCGGATCGCCGTAAGGAATAACCTCCAGTGTTACCTGCTTTGCATAGCCCCACTTAAATGCTCTCTGAAAGTCTCCCAGAATTGCCTTATCCTTCGATGTCTCGAATGATACTGTGGAGTTTACTTCCACCTGGCAGCCGTTAATTGTTCCCGGATTGGATCCCCATGCAAGCTGAGGATAGAGCTTCGCTCCCGCCTTGTCTGTCTGCTTTGCCAGTGCGCTTCTCATATCTTTAGAGATTGCCATTCCGGACATATCAGAGTCTACCGTATCGAGTGCAGATACTGCATCCTCGATACATCTGTCAGGAGCTGCTGCATCGTAGTCAATTCCTGTGACGCCGATTGTGTCAAAGCTGTTTGTTCCAATCAGGGAAGAGGCCACTCCGGTTCTCGGATTTACTCCGTGCATTGCCATGATATCAAGGCCTCTTGCTGCCTTCATAGCAAATCCATCGTTGAACGCTTTGAGGATTTCCAGCTTTTTCTCCTCTGATGCATACATAAATTCATTGGATACTCTTGCACCGTATTCGATCAGGAGTGGTACTACCTTCACGGGTTCAACCTTCACTCCTCCTGCGCTTCTCTTTCCATTTTCAGCCACGAGATCCACCTCTGCATCCATGGAAAATGTCATGATCTCGTTTCCGTTGAATGAAATCGGCTCCTGTGCGTGCAGGGCGGCGATGGATGACTTTCCTTTTACCTTGTTGTATAAATCACTTACCAGTTCCTCTGGGAATAATGTTCCCTTGCTTAATACTTCGGCCATTGTTTACTCTCCTTTTCCTGTTAATCCTGTCAGCAATTTTTTCATTGCTGCGTTTTTACTTGCCGCTCCTGCCTCTGGATCTGCCAGTGGCGGTGTCGGCTGTCGTCTTCCTGCGAACAGTTTCGCCATTGCTTCGGCGTCTTTCTTGATACTCTCCTCATCTTCTCCCGACAGTCTCGCTGCCATCTCGTAAGGGAGTCCTGCTTCCAGCGCTACTCTCGTTTTTACCGAGTCGGTCTCGTATTTTTTCAGCGCTGCGTCCTTCTTTGCAACCTCATCCGGAGAGAGGAATCCTTCGTACTGCTTTTTCACCTCGTCAGGTGAGAGGTATCCCTCATACTTCTTTGCCGCCTCGTCAGGTGAGAGGTATCCCTCATACTGCTTTCTTGTGGTCTCCTGCTCTCTCTTGATTCTTTCGCCGATTGCTTTATCAAACTGCTCCTGTGTTTCAATTACATTAAATTCACTCATTTCGAGCTCCTTTCCCCACTTAACCCGGTGGTATCGGTAATTTATTTACTAACGCCTTAGGCGATTAGTAGCTGATTTTTTGCTTTTTCTTTTCTTTACTTTCCCCACATATCCAGCTTGCCAGAATCACGCTGTCCATCAATGACACATCTATCGTATCGTTGATGGACCTATACCCGAATCCTCCATTTGATCCGATTGCTCTCTTCTCACAGTTACTCACAGACCTTGTGAGTGATGGCTGGTTCATGTGACAGAGCGTTTTTGCATATAGCCTCTGTTCAAATGCTGCATTTGCCACTATGATCTCTTTTACCGTCGGCAAAATTGGAGCTTTTAGTTTTTCCTCCTTCATTTCTCCGGCCAGCAACTGTTGACCGTTTGCCCCATCTATGACGACCTTTCCCACATCAGCCTGTGATAAAAATTCCAGAATCCAGTCATTTCCGGCCCGTGTCGGTCTGCAATCTACCACTTCCACGAATATCTTTCCGCCTGCTGCCTTTGCAGCAATGGCGAGAGATACGTTTGTTCCGTCGTGTCCGTATTTGATTCCTACATATAGCTTGCTCTCCAGCTTCGGCATCTTTTTCGCTGCCAGCTCTTCCCACTCTGCTCTGCTTATCGCTGACTGCAAGTTGTAGCGAATCCAGTACCCCAGACGCTGGATGTTGAAATCCAGGTCATCTGAGCCGATTTCCGCCATGATTTTCCTCTCTGTCAGAATGGTTCCGAGCGATGGATTCGTTTCGTACCATGCGGCTTTGTCATGTGGATCTGTCTGCTGTTCTACAGACCACTCGGCCCATCCGGTGTCTACCGATGTGCCTTGCAGTACTGTGTCTCTGAGTTTCATGAACACGGTGCCTGATGATACCGGAGTCGGAGGCGTTCCGCAAAAAATCGTCTGTGGGTTTTTGCTGTCCGATACTACATACTTCAGCGCCGTCTCCTGGTCGTCCTGATACTCCTGAGCCTCATCGATAATCAGGAGGTCGAATCCTTCTCCGAGGCCTCCCTTTGATGAACGTGTGCGGAAGTCAATCCTTCCTTTTCCGTCAATCAGTCGGATGCTCTCCATTCCGATAGCGCCGGTTGCCTTGTATGGTATTCCTGCATCTTTCAATAATTTCTTCAAGCGCTCCCATGCAGCTCTGCTCGTTGTTGTTCGGTGTGCCGTGTGCAGGATGTGCTCGTCATCCTTCAGCCCGAACATTTCCCTGATGGCTACAATCTCGTTCTTTCCGTTTCGTCTCGGTATCGAGTATCCGAATTTTGAATGTGTCCACAGTCCATCCTCATTGATTGCCAGGATGTCGTACAGAAGCAACTGCTGCCATTCCTGCGCCTGTCGGCTGGTGGAATTGTAAAGATCAATAGCTTCTTGTCCCCTTGTTTTCTCGTAGTGGATAACCACCGATTGAGTGGGAGTCTGTCGGCCTAACTCTGCCATGTCCATCCTCCGCTCTTCTCTGTGCTATTTACGTTCTTTTAATTCTTTTTCTTTCTGCCTCGCCTGCTCCCTTGTTCTCCTTGTTAGCCCGAGCCTTAAATTTCTCCGCTTTTCAAGTTCTTTGTCGTCCGCCGTCCAGTTCTTTTTTGTCCACACGTTTTCCAGATATTTACCGGACTTGTATGTGACTGTGCATCTGCAGTTATCATGCCGCCTGTACACATCAGCTGGCACATCTTCGTATCCATACGCTCCGGCCAGGTTTCTGCACCACGCACATGCTCCTCCCTGCAGCTTTCTGACGATCACCACATCCATTCCTTCTCTGTATCTGAATTTCGCATTCATGGCTATAAAATCATCCAAAAAACTCTGAGAAATGTTTCGGACCGGCTCGTCCATTCTTCTCTCCACTTCCTCCCACTCGATCCCTTCCTCGCTGATTGCACTGACAAGTGTTTCTACTCGCTCATCCGGAAATGTTCCGCTCATTGCATTCAATCCGATTCCGTTCTCCTGGTCTATGGCTTTCTGCACCACCTTCGCCGCCTCATTGGTCAGCTCATAATTTTTCATAAGCACCGGCTTGATGGTTCGTTCTGCGATGTTGTAATACATCCGGCCATTTGGCAGTACATCCTGCGTGATGTCTTTCTTCAGGATTTCCGCCAGGATGTCTCCGAGATTTCTTGCGAACAGTGAGGTCTCGTCCATGGTTGCGGTGCCGTCTCTTATTTTTTTCAAAAACTTCCGGATGTTCTCATCAGCTGATACTGCTTTCTGGAAATCGTCCTGTATCTTCTGCAAGAGCTCCGGTACAATGTCCTGTGCCATCTTATTCCTCCGCCTCTATTCCCGTCAGGTCTCTCAGGTTGCTCTTTCCGAAATATCCCTCTATTGCCTGGTTTATTTTTATAGCTCCGTCTCCGATTGATGAGAGCATTGCTGCGTCCGGCTCGAATACCGGCTCCCACTTCGGTCTTGTCAGATATACCTGCTGCCGTTGATATCCGTAATCATCTCTGATACATGCTGCGAGATATCCTGCATTCAGAAATCCGACTCCGAATGTTCTCTGTGCTTTTCTCGCTGTCAGCCTTAATGTTTCATGCGTTGCTTTGATTGCCTCTGCAGATGATGGATTGTCTGATGGAAATCCCAGATCATCCAGTGTCAATCCTGTTTCTCCGGAGAAGAGTCCGGCCAGCATCCTGATCTGATCCACGTAAGGGCTCATTGACTGCTGCGTGAACTGTCCGACTTGTGGAATAGTTCCATCCTCGTCCTTGTCAAATTGCATGAATGAGGAGTATGTCGCTTTCCACTTGTCCATTCTTTCTGCATCCTGGCTCAACCCTGTCACATATTTCTGTGGAAACGAGTAAAACTCTGCACTGACCTCCACCCGTCTCAATGTTCTCAGAGCTTGTTGCATGATCCCCATGCATGCCCTTGATATCCTGGAATGCCCGAATGGTCTAACCGCATCCGGCCGTAGAATGACCGGTACCAGAAGAGGATACGGTGCCATGTTCTCGATGTCATACGTCTGTTTGCCTTTTTCTATGATTTTCGTGTTTCCCGGAGTGAAATATGCCTCTTTTATAGCTGATCCATTGTCGTCTCTCTGCAAAACGGCATATCCTTCTTTTAGCATCATTGTGATAGGATCGATTATTCCCGTCGCATTGCCTCCGTCAATCACCTGCAGCCTTGGATACCCTGTTTCGTCTGCTGATATGTAAATAAAGCAGCATGAGCTGATTGACGCCGACAAGACCGCTGAATCGAACAGGACATCCTTGCTGTTCATTTCATAAATTTCATTGATTGCAAAGTTATCGTCTTTAAATTCCCGGAACACGAGCCTGTCTGCCAGTGAATCCGCTGCTTTCCCACACCATCCAAGTGTCTCCTTCAGGAATGCAAATTTCGGAGGAACGCTGATCTGAAAGTCTTTCACCGCATTTTTCATTTCATAATACTCGTATCTGAGCAGCACTCTCGGCCTTTTCTGTGCTAATTTTGTTTGAAGGTATCCGATACCTCTCAGATTATCCATGTCTGTTTTTGCTCCTTTCAATTTTCGTGAGAAAATGTTCCCAGTGACGGCGTGAACTACAGAGTGCACCCCGGGGAGGGAGGTATGCCCCCCTCTTTCATCACTGCTGCCCCGCTCGATATTTCTTCCAGTCACACGACTGGGGGAGCATCCGGTTCGTTACAACCTCGTCCTTGCTACTTTTCTTTGACTCTATCAGCTTGTTTGATTTCTGCCGGTTGCAAATCCAGTGAGCCAGCTGCAGGTTTGAGATGTCCGACGGATGCCCTCCCCGGTCAATCGGCACAATGTGGTCGATGCATGGACTCAGTGGGTTCGGGTATGGTATCGTTTTATCGACCGGCTTTCCGCATATTCCACATGTGTCCTGTGTCGCCATGATTCTCTTCTTGTTCCTCTCGAATGCCATGCGGTGGGTACCATCGTGGTCCGGGCGGTTTCTTTTTGTGGGGAGCATGTTTTCCCTCTCCTCTCCGTTGTTCTTACTTTACAATTTACCATCGATGTGAGTGCTGTCGTGTGCTGACTTGTCCATCCTCTTCTCAATCTCCATCAGCGCCCATCCGTGAAAGTGCTTCACTCGGCTCTCTGAATATCCCATGATGTCCGCCACTTCGTTCCATTCCTTCGGTCTGTCGCCATCTATGTAGTACAAGATGAGTAGTCTTCTGTAGTCCGAATTGTCCAGACTGTATATGAGTGTGAACGCCTGCAGGTAGTTCATTGACAGCTCTTGCTTTTTCTCTGCGATGGTATCCTCCAGCTCCTGAATCATCTCTACCGTTTTCAGCATCCTGTCCTTCGGCGATGTCTGTACTTTTATTCCGTCGTATGCGATTCCCTTCGGTGAGAGCATCAACCTCTCCTCCTGCTGCAGGAGTTCAATTTCTTTTCGTAATGATCTAATTGATTTTAGTAATGCCTTTGCTCTCACGTTTTCCTACCTCCCTATGAGAACGGAAGCTCCTCATTGATTCCGTCTGGGATATTCATGAATCCATTCTCATCATATTCCGGTTGTGGACTGCTGCCGCCTTCTCTTTTACTTTCTGCAAACTCCTGACTCTCTACCATGACCTCTGTTGTGTATACTTTCATCCCTTCTCTGTTTGTGTAGCTTCCCGTCTGTATTCTTCCCTCGACTACGATTTTCGTGCCTTTTTTCAGGTACTTCTCAACAAACTCTCCATTCTTTCCTAACGCCACACACGGTATATAGTCTGCTGACTGCTGCCCTTCGGCCGCTCTTCTCCTGTCTACTGCTAGCGTGAACCTTGCTATCGCTATCTGGTTCTGCCCTTGACTGTATCTCACATCCGGATCCCGTGTCAGGCGTCCCACCAGTATCACCTTGTTCATTTGTTCTCCCTTCCTGCTCCCAGAGCTTTCTTCCCACTGTATATCAGGCTCTTATATGGCTGTTTCTTTCTCAACTGCTGCCGCCTGATCGCTTCATGCCTTGTCACTGCTTCCAGTGTCTTCTTGTCCTTCCTTGCTCTGCTTCCCATCTTTTTCTCCCTTCATTGCCTCTCTCACAATCAACATCAATACATACAATGCCAGTACGAGCAGAATCAGTGCTCCTACTGCTTCCGTTCCCATCAGTGCCAGCTCTAACACGGTTTTCAGAATCATTGTTGCATCTTCATAAAATTCCATCATCCTTCAGCCCCTCCTTCAGAAACATAAACCCAGGAGAGGCATCCTGCTCCCGATCAGCAGGCTCCTCTTCTGGTTCTGTATCGTAATTCTTCCCGAATATGCTCATCCAGTCCAGCTCCGGGAATACCTTCCGGAATATCCTCTGTGCTGATGCTTTTAGCATCTTGGCTATCTCTGCATTTTTATGTACCGCTTCCGGACCTTCTGTGTGATGGTAGATGCAGAGGTAAACCTTCAGCCCGTACTTTTCTGACAGTTTCCGGTTTGCCCTCCCGAATATTACATGGTGCTCCTGGACTGGCTTCATGGAATAGTCATCATGCAGCATCATGCACAGGTAGCATCTTCCATCCTTTTCCTGTATTATGCTTTTCATTCAAGCTCCGTCTCTCTTGAGTACTTGCTGGTTTCCGTTCTCTCGACTTTGATGGTTCCTTTTGATATTCCGATTGTTGCTGTCACCTTTGTTTCCCATTTTCTTTCTCCTCGCATGCTTATCTGAATGTGTTCCAGGCACATCTTTCGCATGCTTTCGGACACACTCCTGCTGCTACCGCTCTCCGGCACATTTCCGCCTTTGCTTCGTCTGACTTCTTTTCCTTTTCCTCTTCTGTTCTTTTGCAGAAAAGTTCTCTTATCTTTCTGATTGCTCTTTGTATCCATGTTTCTTCTCTCACCTTCAAAGCCTCCTTAATCTCTCATCATCTTCTAATCCGTTTTCCAAAATCATAAATCCAGGAGAGGCATCCTGCTCCCGATCAGCAGGCTCCTCTTCTGGTTCTGTATCGTAATTCTTCCCGAATATGCTCATCCAGTCCAGCTCCGGGAATACCTTCCGGAATATCCTCTGTGCTGATACCTTCAGCATTCTCGCTATCTCAGCATTTTTATGTACTGCCTCCGGTCCTTCTGTGTGATGCCATATACAGAGATAGACCTTCAGACCATACTTCTCTGACAGTTTCCTGTTTGCTCGTCCGAATATGACATGATGCTCCTGGACGATCTTCACCGAATAGTCATCATGTAATAGCATACAGAGATAGCACCTGCCGTCCTTTTCCTGCATTATGCTTTTCATTCAAGCTCTGTCTCTCTGGAGTATTTACTTGTCTCCGTCCTCTCGACCTTGATAGTTCCCTTGGATATTCCGATTGTGGCCGTGACCTTTGTCCCGGTATTTATGGTCATTTTCTTTACCTTTTTGGTGACCAGGAGAGGAATTGCATTGTTGAGAATCTCCTCCACTTCTGGAAAATCATTATGGAACAACTCGAACGTTGTCCCTTTTGCGGAGAGCTTCTGTGCTTCCAGCCTTTCCTCTCTTTCTTTCTTCTCCTGATAGGCTTTCGCCTCGTCACATTTGCATTCACATGTGACTTCCTCGTCGATTTCTTCCTGTGTGTACCCGTTCGGCACCTCAATCATCTTGTTCTGCCCGCAAAATCTGCAGGCTCCTTTCTTTGTTTCCATCCTCTTAACTCCTTTCCTCTTCCACATTGCTCGGTCTATACTGATTGAGCCTGTCTATCTCGTTTATAGCTGATTCATAGCAAAATCTAACGATGTCACGGCTTCCCTCGTCGTCATAGCACATGAGGGAGGAGCTCATGTCCTCCTGCAATGCTTCCAAAACGCTGTCTTTTCTCAGATACGCCATTATTCTTCCTCTTCTTCTCCGTCCTCAGACAAATCTATGAACTTCATCAGCTGCTCGATGTCAGATGCCATGTTATAGACTGCTGCCCGGAGCTTTCTATACTCTGACAGTTCTTTTCTATCTTTTTCTTTCATGGCGTCCGCTATTTTTTCGGATTTGTAGGCTATCGTATCAATCAGCTCACAAATCGCCTGATCGTACTTTCCAGTTTCTACCTCATCGACGACTGCTGCCTCTTCACTTCCTGATTCAGCTGTCTCACACATTCCAGTTTCTTCTGATCCGTCTCCGTCCACTCCCCGAATATCACCGGGAGTTCCTTCCTCGCTTCCAGCATCCCCAGAAGTGAGTTCATCGCTATCGTCAGTGACGGTCTCCGCATCGTTTTTCGTGCTTCCCTCTTCAGATTCTTCATTTTGCACGACTGCTGCCTCTTCATCGTTCTCATTTTCCTCCTCTTCTGACGCATTTTCTTCGGATTCCGTCTCGTTTTCACCTAATTCCGGAGCGTTTTCCGCATTATCCGGTGCATTTTCCACATCTTCCGGTTCGTTTTCTTCTCCCTTTTTTTCTGTCTGTTGCGACGTCGCAACAGGAGGCTCAATTCCTTGATTTGACTGGGGCTCGCTGACTTTTTCCTTCTTGTAAAAATCGGTCCATACATCTTCCTGTGAACACAGTGCATATATTCCATAAATCTCATTCAGAAATTCCTGCCATGTCATACTCACCGGCTCCGGTTGTGTCATCAGCTTGTATTTGATTCCTGTGTTCCAGTCATACATGAACAGGAACATGATTCCTTTCTTGTGTGAAGACTGTCCGGATGGTGCCATGGTCTCCGCCGCTTCTTTGTACTCCGGTGGATCTGCATCCATGCATTCCATGACTTTGTTCAGCATTTCTCTCCTCGGCTCAAAGAAGTCAATCAGGCATTTGTCAAGTGCTGACCATGTGGTCTCTGCCTCCTGCTCCGGCTCCGGATCCTGCTGGTTGAAGTTCTTCAGCTCTCGAATCTCCCGGATTGTGGTCTTTTCTGTTATAAGCTCAATCTCTGAATCCGGAAGTGTGAGCATCTCTGACAGCTTCGATGACGAGAATGCTTTGAACTCCTCTTTCAGTTCCAGGGAGTTCCCTCCCTCGGAGTATTTCTCATTGATTGCGATAAATCTGGAAACGGTGCTCTTACCGAGTCCGTATTCCTTCTGTGCAAATTCAAAGATGTCGCTTGCTCCGTCATACATACCGGAATCTCTGATCTGCTTTAGCCGGTATCCGATATACACGAAATTTCCAGCTGTTTCCGCCAGTTTTCTCCGGATGTCCTCCTTCCAACTTGTCCACTCATCCAGCGTGATCTG